CACAAAGATGAATTGATTGAGTTAGCTAAAAAAGCTTCACTCGAAGAAACAGAAGTTCCTGATGGTTGGGTTAATATAATTGCAGAATTAGGTATGCCAATTGATGTCTCTAATTTCAGATACGAACCTGAAGATGAAGAGGAGGAAGAAGATGAGGAGGAAAAAGAAGAAAAATTGCAATTCCAATCATTTGATGTTGAGGATCTAACAGACGCTGAACAGCTCGAGTTAGAAAAACACAAAAGAAACATCATCAACGCTATCATCCAAGGTGCTGCTAAGAAGGGACATTACATATTTCAAAAACCCTCTGTAAAGAGAGCATTAGACCGCATTGATCCACAATTATTTCCATTGTACTTGGCTATAATGGCAGTTAATGACTACATGTACTTCACTCAAGAACAAATGATTGAAATGATGAGTACAACAGGTCAAGGTGTTGCTGGAAAAGTTGAGTTGGATCCCGAAGGAGAAGAGGGAGATGAGGGTGGAGAAGAAGGTGAGTCTGAAATTGATACTGTAATCAAAGCTCAAGGTCTTATCTTCCCAATTTTATGCCATGAGATCATAAAAGGTATTGAAGAGTCCAAAGGAAGACATGGTTTACCAAAGGAACCCGGAATGCGTCAAAAAGTTCAACAACAAGTTGATACTTTGGCAAACGAACCAATGCAATTGAGAATCGGACCAGAAATTGTAGAAAAAATCCGTTTTTCACTTCCTGATGAAATGTTTGATGAATCCAATAAAGGATTAATAAACTGGTTCCACATCTTGTTATACCAAATTGATGCAAAAGAATTCTTGGAAATCATAGGAGACGCTATCTCAGATGATAAATCTAAAAACAAGAAAGCTACTGCGAGATTCGAGGAGATCATGAAAGAAGCTCAGAACATGAAGTCAGAATTCGAAAATTACAAAGAAGAAAATGACATCGATTCTGAAGATGAAGGAGACGACGATGAAGGTCTCGACGATTTCTTAGGAAGTTTGGGTATATCAAGACCCAAATAATTTTCTGTGACCAGAGAACAATTAATTATCGAAGTTACGAAGTGTATGAAAAACACTCCGTACGCGATGAGAACTTATTTGCAGACTTTTGACAATACCGTCAAAAGATATGTACCATTGGATCTATTCCCTGACCAAGTAACCTTAGTTGAGGATTATGATAATTACAACGAAAACATTGCACTGAAATATAGACAGGCGGGTGTATCAACAGTAACCGCTGCATGGTCTTCGAAAAGGTTAGTTTTTGCAAAGAAGAACAATCCAGAAAAAATACTGATCATTGCAAACAAATTGGATACCGCTGTAGAATTTGCTAATAAGGTTAGAGGATTTACAGAACAATGGCCTGCTTGGGTTGGGGTTGGCTTTTCACAAGAAAAAAATTCACAAAGACATTTCAAACTCACAAATAATTGTGAAGTTAAGGCGGTTGCAACTTCCAAAGATGCCTTACGTGGTTATACACCTACAATCCTAATATTCGATGAAGCAGCATATATTGAGGCAGATGACGACTTTTGGGCAGCCTGTATGGCTTCCCTGTCTACGGGAGGTAAAGTGATTGTAATTTCTACCCCAAATGGTTACGATCCAATTTACTATGAAATCTATGAACAGGCATTGAGAAACATGAATACGTTCAAAGTTTCTGAAATGTTTTGGTACAAGGATCCGAGATACAACAAAGATCTTTACATGGTAAAATGTGATGATCTGACTGATTATCTTTTAAACCGCGAAAATTACAAGAACACTGAAGTTATAGACCTAACGGTAGAAAATGCCTACGAAAGAGATTATGATGTTGTAAAAAATTACATCTCACAAGGATTCAAACCATGTTCATCTTGGTTCGAAGGTATGGTAAAAAAACTGAAGTATGACAAAAGAAAAGTTGCTCAGGAACTTGAGTGTAACTTTTTGGGGTCAGGTGATAATGTATTCGAATCAACTCTCCTTACTAAAATAAAAGATAATGATATAAAAGATCCTGATGGAAAAATGATGGCAGGTAACTTGTGGATTTGGAAAGATCCTGTTATGAGTCATAGATACATCATGGGTGTGGACGTTTCGAGGGGTGATTCGGAGGATTTTTCTTGTATCCAAATTATCGATTTTGATGAGAGAGAACAAGTTTTTGAATATGTGGCTAAAACACCGCCAGACGTTTTAGCGGAAGTTGCCTACAAGTGGGGTAAGATGTATAATGCAATGATTGTCACAGATCTGACTGGAGGTATGGGAGTCGCAACGGCGAGAAAATTGCAAGAGTTAGGTTATAAGAATTTATATGTTGAAGGACTGACAGAAAGAAACAAATATAAATGGGATCCGAAAAGAGACGAAAAAATACCAGGGATTAACTTCAATGCTAAAAGGGTTCAAATTATTGCATCTTTGGAAGAATCTTTGAGACACGGTTTCAAAGTTAGATCTCAAAGACTTTTGAATGAAATGGGTAAATTCATTTATGTGAATGGTAGACCAGATCACCAAAAAGGTCACCATGACGATACAATTATGTCAATTGCTATGGCAATTTACGTTGGAGATACTGCATTCCAAAACTTACAGAAGGTTGTTCAACAAACTAAAGTTATGATTGATTCGTGGCACACAGAACGTAGTGAGAACAAAATGAGATCTGATTTTTTCAATCCTACAATACCCGTAGCAGGAAATCACAATCCAAGATTTATCAACGAAGCATCCAAAGAGGACTACAGGAAATATGGATGGTTATTTGGGGGTCGATAAGTATTTATATTATCAACGTAACACGTAAAATTGTAAAATGGATAATAAGAATCTAACGGTATGGCAACGACTTTCTGCGGCATTTGGACCTAACGCGCTCCTTAATCAGGATTATCCTACTTTTCATTTCGACAAAGAGGTTCTTTTAAAAACTCAAGACAAAGCCCAATACGAAAAAGAAAAACTTCAAGCCCAACAAACCTTTTACTTATCTAATCAATGGGCAAAAGTTGAAAACAATTTGTATTCTCAAGCAGTATATTATGAACCAACAAGATTGGCTTCAGTATACGACTATGAATCAATGGAGTATACTCCTGAAATATCTGCGGCGTTAGATATCTACGCTGAGGAATCAACAACTACTAACGAAGACGGGTTCATTCTACAAATTTATTCTGAATCAAAAAGAATCAAGGGTGTATTAGCAGATCTTTTCAATAACACATTGGATATCAATACAAACTTACCAATGTGGACAAGAAACACGTGTAAATATGGTGACAATTTTGTATATCTGAAATTGGATCCTGAAAAAGGAGTTGTTGGTGTACAACAATTACCAAATATAGAAATCGAAAGAGTTGAAGCAGGAATGCACGAAAAAAGAGCACAATCTTTGGAAGACCCTACAGCTCAAAGAGCCCTTCACTTCAAGTGGAAAAACAAAAACATGGAGTTCCAATCTTGGGAGATTGCACATTTCAGACTACTGGGTGACGACAGAAAACTTCCATATGGTACCTCGATGTTAGAAAAAGCAAGACGTATTTGGAAACAATTATTGTTATCTGAAGACGCAATGTTAATTTATCGTACTTCAAGAGCACCTGAAAGAAGAATATTCAAAGTGTTCGTTGGAAATATGAATGACGAGGATGTTGAAGCATACGTTCAACGTGTAGCAAATAAGTTCAAAAGAGATCAGGTGTTGGATCAAAAGACGGGTAACGTGGACATGAGGTTCAACCAAATGGCTGTTGATCAGGACTACTTTGTTCCCGTGAGAGACCCTGCAGCTCCTTCTCCAATTGATACATTACCAGGTGCACAAAACTTAGCTGAGATTGCCGATATTGAATATATTCAGAAGAAATTACTAACTGCATTACGTGTTCCAAAAGCATTCTTGGGATTTGAAGAAGTGGTAGGAGACGGAAAAAATTTGTCATTACAAGATATTCGTTTTGCCCGTACTATTAATAGAATCCAAAAAAGTATGTTGCAAGAATTGAACAAAATTGCAATTATACATTTGTTTCTCAACGGATTTGAAGAAGAAATTGCAAACTTCACTTTAGGTCTTACAAACCCATCTACTCAAGCTGACCTTTTAAAGATTGATGTATGGAAAGAGAAAGTTTTACTTTACAAAGATGCAGTTGCGGATCCAGGTAATGGTATTCAACCTGTATCATCTACATGGGCTAAAAAACATATTCTCGGAATGTCTGATGAGGAAATCAAATTGGATTTACAACAACAAAGAATAGAAAAAGCGGTAGGTGAAGAATTGAAGAATACTCCAGCCGTAATCCAAAAAACAGGTATATTTGACAATATTGACAAACTATATGGTTCTACAACAGGATCTACAGCAACTGCAGGAGCAACACCTAGTGGAGAAGTTTCTGAACCTGCTTTAGGGGCCTTACCTGCTGAAACAGGTGGAGCTTTACCGGGTGAAGAGGTGGCCGCTCCTGAGGCAGCACCTGAGGGAGAAGCTGCGGGTGGAACAGTACCAGAATCACGTTTCGACAACATGAATATTTTGCTAGACTCAGATATGATTAAGGGTAGAACAATCTTAGATTTGAGCCATGGTCAACAATATTTAGGAGAAATTGAAAAAGAGTTAGACAACTTACTAAACTCCTAATATTTATAAAAAAATATTGTTCCATGACCTTCGGAGAAGTAAAATCCATAATTGAAGAAAGCTTGATAGAATCTTATAAAGATTCCAAAAATTTCAAAAGTGTGATGAAAGAGTTTCACACAAATATCTTGACTAACAAGTCATTGTCTAAATTGTATTCCCTATACGATGATTTGAATTCAGAAAAATCTTTGTCCGAAAAAGAAGCTAAGGAGTACTTGGAAGAAGGTATCTCTCTTATTAGATCTGTATTGGAAAATGCTAAGTTGCCAAAATTCACATCTAAAAAGATTGAAAACAAATACAAAGATTTGGATACATTAGTTTACACCAAAAATTTGAATATATCAGAGAGAGTTTCTGCTAAAAACAATCTTATTTCCAATTTAACTAAATCTCCTAACTCATTGAAAGAATCGATTAACCTACCTTTGACATCGATGGTTTCAGTTGCAAATCAAACCCTGAAGAATTACATTGAGACTATGGATGAGTCAACAAAAAAAGATTTCTTCAAAGTAATCAAATCTGATCAGAATGATTTGGAAAAAGAGTTTGGTACAATCAAAGAAAGTGCAATTAATAAATTGCAAACTATTTTGGAAGGTGAAAACGAGTTTGAGTTGAAAACCAAAATATCTGAAACGATTGATAGATTGAAAAACGAAGAGTTCAATCAAATGAATTTTGTAAGAATCAGCTCGTTAGAAAAATCTATTTAATTTCCTATCTTCTGTTGTGTATAAATAGCTTTAAGCTTTTGAGTCCTTTTTTTGACTGAAGGTTTAACATACTCTTTTCTTTCGAAAAGTGTTTTTTGTTGCTTAGTCTTCATCACCTTAGATTTCAAGGTCTTAAGTGCTCTTTCAATGTTTTCGTTTTTTCCGATTTCAATAATTAACATAATAACATATATTTCGAAAAGTCAATTTTGACAATTATATTCCTTTTTCATAATATTTTAAAAACAAATAAACTATTGTATATGAAACAAAATGAAGAAAGGAAAAACCTCAAAAATAAATAACTTCGAATCTCTCAAAGTAAATTATGGAACAGTAGATTCCAAAAATTTAAAATCAATTTACATTAACATACAATCATGGGTAAACCCTAAAATTATCTCCGAGAACTGGAATAGAATTGTATGTAATTTTAGTCGTGAAATCAAACACACCATTTATTATCAATTAGACAGACAAATATTCGAGGATAAGTCAATCGTTGATTTGGATCTCAGAACGTCAGGTATAGTCTTTGGAAAGAAATCCTTTTTGAACTTGGAAATTAATCTTTTCACATCCCAAGAATTAGACTTTAAATCAAATGTAGTACGAGACTCAATTAAAAAATTAGTTTCTGCAATCAACTCCGAAAATTTCAAGAAAAACAATTATTTTGATTTTACCCTCACTAAAAATGGAAATCCAACAAAATCAAAGTCAGAAGTATATTTATAGAAAAAGTTTTCAAGAAAGAGACTATAAGAAACCATTTGAATTTTTTGCAGTTTTACAAAAATTCAACACCCCTAATAGAAACGGAAGATTTTATCCTGAAAACATTCTTAAAAGAGAAGCGGAAAAATATAAAAAGACAATCCAAAAAGGTCTTTCCACATCTGAATTAAACCACCCCGAATCCTCTCTCATTGACCTTGATAGAGTATCTCATTTGATCACAGATATTTGGTGGGAAGGAAATGTTTTGATGGGTAAATTAAAATTATTGACATCGCCAGGATTTCATGAAAGCGGTATTGTCTCAACAAAGGGTGATATTGCGGCGAACCTAATGAGACAAGGAGTAACGATGGGAGTATCTTCAAGAGGAGTAGGATCCCTCAAGAAAATCGGTGAGAGAAATGAAGTACAAGATGATTTCGAGTTGATTTGTTTC